GCTAGCAAAGGCACTCTGAGCCTGGTTCAGAAAAGGCGTGATAGCCCCAATGTTTTGTTGAGCCAAATTGATCGCCGCTTGCTGTCCAGCACTAGGGCCTGCCACTGGAGCTTGAAAGACAATGGGCGTGCCATCAGGGTTGAAAAATGTATTCTGTGCGGCTTGGAAGGCCCCTTGCAGAAACCCTGGTTGATCGCCTAGCCCAAATAGAAGCTGCTGGATATTCGGATCCATCAAGGGGGTTGTTTGCGCTACGCTTCCTACATAAGCGCCGGGGTCAAGAGTGCCTACGCCGCTAGGAACTGCAGGCACAGTCTGCTCTGTAGGCAGTGTTACCACGTCCTCAGGGACGGGAGTGTCTGTAGGCCGTGTCTCATCTCGATCATCAATACCGTTTTGGTTTGAGTCAATAAATCTAGTATCGCGAATTGTTCCTGATGGTTGATTTCCCTGTGGATCGCGAAACGTCGTTGGCATTCCTTCTGCGACAAAAGCGTCAACCTCTGCCTGATCGCCGGTAAATCCATAGGCTCGTGCAACTGTCAGTGGATAACTGTCTGCGCCATAAACAGCTGTTAAGTAAGCCTCTTGTTCTGGTGTCAATCTATTGCCTGTTGGCAATGCCATGATGCTCATGTCAAGACCTCTGCGCCATAGCTGGCGACGATGCGCGACCGCTGAAGACATCCATCATTTCGTACATCAAATCAGTGCCTCGATCTCTGTCTTCCTCTTTGGAGGCGGTCAAAGTCAAGACACCGTTTTTGTTTTTCATGTCAAAAGCTCCCGCCCCTCTGACGGCACGGCCGGTCATGACAAATTCACCGTCGGACAACATTGCGGGGATATCGTCACTGATCTCCGTGCCAGCACCGTCAATGTCGCCCGTCATCCGAACAAAAAAAGCCTCGCCATCCATGTCGCCGCCCTCAGACTTGTAGACCGCACCGCCATTCATAAACGCCTGCACTGGCTGCGGTTGAGTTGAGATTACTTGTGGCACGGTGTAGTTCGGTAACGGTAGCGGCTCGTTTATGTCATTTGGGTTAGGGGCTAACAAAGTCTGCTGAGGTGTAAATTGCTGGCCCTCAGGGATTGGCTGACCGCCACTCAAGGTGGGGAAATTGTTTGGTAACAGGCCAAACTCCACAGGATTCGGTGCAGGCTGTCCCATTCTCTTCGCAATCTCAGCTTCGATATTGTACCGGCCTGCCGCATTCATTTGCGTCAAGGGAGTGAGAGGGACGCCTCTCCTGTTTTTGGCTTCATCGTAAGCCAGCTTGCCAATCAGACCGGCAAGCCCAGCAGCGCCTAGCATGCCGCCGGGGAAGCCGCCACCGCCGCCTCCCATAAAACCGTAACCGCCGCCGGGGACACCGCCGCCCGGCATCATTTGACCTTGTGGACCACCGCCGATACCACCTAAGAATTCGCCGACATTAGTGAACAGTCCTTTCTCGTCTCTGCCAGGCAAAATGAACTCGCCAGCTCTACCTAAAATATTTTGCCCAGCGTAAGCGCTTATTTGACCAGACCGTTGCGCCTCAGCTAAGATTTGGTCTGGAGTCAGACCGGCCGCTCCACCCTGCCTGATCAGGTCTTGTATTCCTTGATTGTTTTTAGCAGCCTCCGTTAATACCTCTGAGGCGCTTTGACCGGTTATGAAATTTCCAAGATTAGTTAAAAACCCTTTACCGTCAGTGTCAAAGCGGCCGCTACCCAGAAAGAAATCGCCTACCTTTCCGAACAAGCTACCTATACCGCCGCCGCTTGAAGTCGGCATAGAACCGACGCTTGGAAAGCTAAACGAGCCGCCGCCAAATCCTGGGACAGAGAAACCTCCGCCGCCGCCTGGAATTGGTGCTGTCAAAGCCATGATCCCTGCCAAAGGATTGCCGCTCTTCACAGCGTTATAAATATTGAATCCCTTGCTGATCTGTGCGGCCGGAATTTGCCAAGGGCCCGGTATAAACTGAGCCACGTTAGCTACAGGTTCAGCTACTTTCGCGACCGCTTTTATAACTTTTTTTCCAAACTTAGCAATTTTTTTAAAAATAAACTCTTCTAAACCCGTATCTGGGTTTAGAGATGCGATGCCAGAGCCAACGACGTATTGTGCTGGGTCTAAATCAAGCTCTTCAAATCGATCCACCACTCGTTGTTCAAAATTTGCGTCCTCAAACATCTCGTTAGGCAAAACGACCTCACCCGCAGTCAGGTGAGCCAATTGAGTATCGGTACCCCGACCGGCCTGCGACAGCTGTACGGCCATGTCAGCGAGCGGCGCTTGGGAGGAGATCTGCGCCGATTCTGCAAAGCCTTGAGCCACCCGGGCTTCAAGCGGGTCTTCTGCATTGTCGGCTTGCTGCATCAGTGCAGACATCATCTCACGCAAATCAGCGTTGGGGTCTTGAGGCATCTCTGCCGCCATAGCGATATCTGACACGGTTTCTGAGTCCGGCGAAGTAGGGTCTATGGGATCTACTTCTCCGCCCTCCGCCATCATCATCGGCATTTGTGTGGCCCCTAGCCTAGCGATTTTTTCCTGCAAAAGTGTATTCATGTTGTCACCGTCACCGTACCTGCGCTAAGGGCTGCAGAAACGCCAGACGGGTAAGTCTGGTGCTCGTACAGATTTCTTAAACGTGTGCCATCAAACGCTTGATGCACTTGGGTTGTAGTATTGAAGATAATCGCTCCAGTTGCAAATTGGAGTTCCGCAATCTCAGTACTATTGAAGTGTGGTGAAATGCTGAAATCTACCCCGCCAAGGTTGATTTCAAGGATACGAACCAGCCGGTTGAAAGTATCTGCTGAAACCCCCTGATCCGCGCCTTGAGCAAGCGGCAGTCGGGTAGGAAGCAGGACACTCATTATCGTCTCCCGCTAGGCTGTATTTCTAAGCGCGTTCTACCAAGACGCCACTTATATCCTTTTGCATCAGTGTCTGATAGATCATCATCCGACTCAAACCTAAGCACCACTTGCCTTGCTCTGCTGCGTAGACTTTTAAAAGTAGTGGTGCTGAGCAACTGGGTTGTACTGTCGGTGATCAACGAATCGCCGGGAAAGTTTCGGCGCTTCAACGCCAAATTGATTGCAGGGTTATTGCTGATTCCTGTATCAACCACAAACTTAACATCTGGCACTACCTCTTTGATAAAGCTGAAATTTTCACCATCGCCAAGATCAATGTCAGCAGACTCCACAAATACCCCAGACATCTGGGACTCGTTATCGTCATAGCCTGTCTCGTGCTGAAAAATGCATTGCGTGCTGTCGGTTGTAGCGGCCGCAAATGGCGCATCTTCAATGCCTGCGTCTAGCCAGGCGTAACGCACCAGTGAGCCTATGCTCCAGTGATTCTCTTCGTAGTTGTAGATGACGTATCGACTGATTTCGCCCGTGCCATCTTCAAGGCTTGGGTAGAAAAACCACATTTCTCCATACTCAGAGTTCAAGCCCATGTGGCATTTGAAAGCTTGACCTAGGTCGATGTCGTTGAAAACAAACTCTTGGACGGAACACGGTAGTTTTTGTACCGATCCGGTGTAGGTGTAGAACCCTGTCTTACTGCAAAAAAACACGCCGTTTGGCGATGCGACGGCAGCTTTTGGTCCAATTAAGCCCGCCCCCTCATTAACCAGATTTACCGCAAAGGTTAGCGGCGGACCAATAAATTGCATGCTATATAAGCTGGTGTCAGTCCAAATCAGCACTTCTTGACGGCTCTTGATTCCGCCGACAATGAAGCTCCCAGCTGAGATTCGCAGAGATCCAGCGCTATTTGTGTTGAGTGGCTCAAACTCTAATTCATTTTCTTGATCACTAAATGCAATTAGCATCGGATCTACCGATCCCGTCCGGCTCCCGCCAGACAGTGGGTCCGCACCTAAGACAATCAAATGCCTATCCGTTTCAGAGGTAATCACCTGCAAGGCTTTGGTCGGAACCTTATTGGCCCCCGTAATCCCAGACAATTCAACAGCCCGTGTCGATGTACCATTACTTTCTAGCCACCGATAGAGGCCCGCACCCCGCACGTTAATGATTAAATTTTCGCCAAAGTTGTCATGTGTCCAAAGTCTCAATTGATTAACAGAGGAAATCGCAGAGGCTGATCCCCATCCGCCAGCGCCCCACGTTCCGACTCCATAACCGGTTGCAACTACATAAGTGTCTAAGCCTACGTTTATTTGATAGACGCCCACAATGCTACCACCGCCATTACCAGAATCGCTTGAGTTGGCCGTGACTGTAGAACCAGAAGTGTCTTTCGCGGTGATCTCATAAGCATTCGTAGACGTCACTAGGCTTATCTGATATTCCTGATTGAGCACCGTCGCTGTTATGTTACCGCCTAGCGACACTGCGCCACTGAAGGTAACAAAGTCGCCAGTGACCGCTCCATGAGCTGTGTCCGCTACGGTGATAGTGCTGCTACCATTCGTAGCAGAAAAGGTAACATCACCTGCGCCAGTCGTGGCGCGTATCGGAGTCACGTCGTAGTAAGCGTTACCGGCCTCAACGTAATATTTCAAAGTGGTTCCGATACCAAGGTATCGAGTGCCGTCGAGTGCTATCCAAGCGTGTAATGCGCGGCCGAGTCCCAGAAAACTACTCTCTCCCAGCTTAAGCCAGCCGCCGACTTTCTCCACACGCCCTTGTCTGAAACGGACCAGGTTGCCATCCACCCAGCCACCTTTCGCCGCATAATCAGTAGATTCTTTGTCTATCCCAGGCCGGAAGTCAATCGCTTGCAGTGGCATACATTATGCCAACCGAATGATGGCGCCTGTAGCGGTAGGTGACGGGAATACAACGGTGAAATTGCCTGCTGTACTTGATTTATCAGCGCCAAAGTCTAAGCTGCATACCGCTTTATTGGAGGCAGAACTGTTGTATATAAGCGCCCCGCGGACACCGCTTAGAGTCGCGGTGCCAAAGGTGAGGTCTGTAAAGTCGCACACCGCAGTCGAGCTCGCCAAGACTGGCGTAACGCTAGTAAGGGCGTTGCCACCGCTTGTGTAGTTGGTGCCAGAGGCCTCCTGAGTCGTTGTAAACGCCGTAGTGCTGGCGCCTAGTGTTGCCGACGATGTGTATAACGCCAATTTAAAAGTGTTGCCAGAGCTCGCAGTGAAATTGTGTGTGCCAACCAGCAGCTCTTGCTTGAAAGAATTGCAGACTGCGTTTGTGATAGCCATTTAGAGCTCCTTCAATATCTTCGCTAAATCAGCGTGCCCCTGGCTGTTCAATAGGTACGCCAGAGTCGTGCGATCACTAAATATCGCACTCTTCACATTCCGCAAGACTACCTCATATAACCGCTCGCGAAAAGCCTCTGCCTGCTGCCGTATGTGTGGCGGCGCATCCTCTGAGATCGCTGCAATTTGCTCTATCGCTCGTCTCGCCCAAAACTCTGGCGGGTGACCTCCATTGTCAGAAGTGGCGACACCGACCGCTCCT